TAGATCCTCTTCCAATTCAGACAAGGGACGCGTGAGAACAACGTAAATCTTATTTCCTGCAATGTAGTTATCCTCAAACTGCCATCCACAAGCGATTAAGCTCTCAAACAGAGCCATAGACTCACCACTTAAAAAGGTCTGGCCATCATGAGTCAATAGCTTCATTCCTTGCCATCCATCCAAATGAACTGGAGAATCTTTGTGATTGTAATCAACATGCTCATGCTGATGGCCAGCATGGCTAGCTGTGCATGCCTCATCCTTGCAAGGATTGACAGGCATAACATAAGTCTCTGTTAGATCCTCTATGAGGTCTGACATGTCTAGGGGAGTATCACTCAATCGCATCGGAGCGTTATTGACTGGCATCTCTACTCTAGCTTCTGTATCAGGTATCCACGCTTCGCAAGGATTCTGAGGGGCATCACAATGTACATTGTAGCCATCATAGTAGGCGTCAATCAGAATGCCTTCTTTGTCTCTCCAGTCCCCAAAGCTTGTCATAGGTCTGCTAGCCTGTCTGTCTAGTTCTCCTTGATTCCAAGCATCACACTTCATTTGTTCCATATCCAAAGGCTCATCAAGACTCTTGCCTAACACTGCGCCAGCACTAGTGACTGTGAAGACTCGATTGATTGTGTTGTAAGTGTGAATAACAGAGATAGACTTTAGATCCCTGTCCCTGTGAATTGTGCCTGTGTACTTCTTGCGATAATCTCTAAACTCTTGTCTAGTTCTGAATAATGTAATATCTCCCATAAGATACGTAAACCATTTGAACGTGTTTTGCATTGTCGTATTCTCCTTGTTAGCTGCGTTACTTGAAAACATCTAGTAATGGGGCGAATTGTTATTATACTCCTCTATATGGGAAAGTCAAGTGCTATCAAACATATTTATCTCCTTTAGAATCAATAACTTAACTATTTTTTTAAACACTGTTGACAGTAAAATTGGGTAGATTTTGTGGGAGTAAATACAATCCCACATCTACAATATCTATCTTGTGTGTTATTCATTCTAGTTACTTTTGTCTTACACTCATCAGAGCAATAACTAAAATCTAGCCTAACAAACTCATATATGCTGTCAACATTGCTATAGTCTGCTTCAAACTCTTCATTACATTTACAGCACAATAATGTATCAGATCCAAATACCAGATCTTTACTCCCCATTATAAGTCTAAGGACAGTCTGTACCCTGTAGTTATCTAATTCATATGTCCTAAACTTATTACCAGATCTCTTCTTACAATCTTTAAGTAAGGTCATAAGTTTATCTATCAAATGTTCCTCAAACTTCAATCTTAATGGGAAGTTATCATTTATGATCTCAAACTCTGGCCATCTCTCTTTCATCATATTCCTAAAGCTATCTATGTTTGTAATTGCGCTTATCTTTAACTCTCTAGTCTTGCTATTAACAGCTAAGAATAGATAGTTATTCTTCAATTCTTTTCTCATATTCCTCCATTTAAACATTATTTCATTAAGTAAACACTGTATACGTAACTGAATAACTCCATTATATACTATGATTTACAGTCAGTCAAATGGAAGTGTAAGTGAAGTGTAAGAGAATATGTTGAAGTGTATGAAATAAATGGGAAGTGTAAGGTAAGTGTATGAGGAATATAGTAGAGAGTATGGGGAGAATTGGTTTAGTATACTTCCTGTGACGTAATGTTGAGGAGTGGAACGAGGATCTGGAGAGTACTGGATACCGACGCTGACCCTTGCGAGACAAACACAGCACATTGGCGAGCCATCTTAACAAAGTGAGAGATTAAACCTATAAAGACCAGACACCATGAATTTAGTTCCTAAGTGATTGATAGATCTTACCTTAAGTGTCTAAGTATTAGACTAGGTAAATAGGTCAATAAACTAGTGGTATTAGTCCTATTTGACCACTAGATATTGTGGTATTTACATAAGACCTATTATCAGACCCAGAATGACTAAGTATAATGGTCAGACCAAGTTTAGATGGGTAGTAGTGCCCCCGGCACACTTGTATAAATTGTTGATGGTTTGATGATATTGCTTATATAAAATTTGATATTGCTTATATAAAATTGATGATATTGGTTACATAAAATTTTTAAACAATGTATAATTATAACTCCCCATTTGACTTAGTATATATGATATAGTATAATTATATAGTTGATAGTAAAACTTTAGTTTTTAAATGAAAATAGTAAAACTTTAGTTTGATGAAATAGAAATAAAAAAAAATATAAACAGTGTTTAAATATGGAGATTATATGGGTAATGCTTTAGTTAAGAAAGAGTTAAGTGAGTTAGAGAAAGATATACTTAAAGTTATATCTACTTCTGAAATATCTACTCCAGGAGAAATAAGTAATATACTAGATGTAGAAGAATCCCTAATAGTAGAAATACTTAACAATGATGAATTCTATAATTACATCTGCGCAAGCAGTATGTCTATAATGAGATTAGCATATCATAGTAAAGCTATCCCCCATTTAATTAGAGATCTAGATACTGAAGTTAAATTCTATGATTCATATGATAGGTTAATTAAAGCAATTGGTAATGGGAAAGATAATAGTTCAGAAGGAATGAAAGTATCTCTAGAAGTATTACTTAAAAATAACAGCGCAGAAGTAAAAGAAAAAGATGTAACTCCCCATACTAAAGATAATTTAAACACTGTTTACGAAGTGAAGAAGACCTCTGGTAATATCTTTGAAATTACCGATACTAAACAAACTGTACCCTCCCATTTAGGAGAGATTGATATTGATTCAATCTTTGAGGATGATGAAGATGAAAGATAAAACAACTAACAAAATCATAATAGGTATATTCTTTATAACTGCGCTAATCTTAATTTACCTATTAGTAGAATTACTAAACAAAATGGACAATAACCTCCCATAGCTAAGGAGAAATAATATGTCAAATAAATTTAAAAAAACAATTAAAGATGGAATGATAATCTATGAAAATGAACAAGCTAGGATTATATTTTCTAGTAATGTACCTCCCCATAGAACAGAGAAACTAATAGCAATGACTGGAGTTAGTAAAGAACCTGCCCCAGAGGGATTCAGGAATGTACCTGTCACTATTATCTGGAGTGAAAGTCATTTCAGACAAATGATAGAGGATTTAAATTTAAACAGTGTTTACGAAGTAAACTCGATGGAATAGTGTTTAAATTTGGAGGGATCATGGAATATAAACAATTAGGGGATGCAGAGGAAAGAAATTGGAATATCTCCCATATGAGTCAAGAAGAAAGAGATATTCAACATGAGAAAATAGATCAACTAGACAGGATCATCAAACGCCTGGACTACTTTATCTTCCTGTTTGGAATGTATATCCTAGTCTATGTTGCAGGAGTTATATGTTCAAACAATTAGCAAATGCCTACAACAATTTCATTCAGGGAATCTATAGACCTGATGTAATAGCTATGAATCCAGCAGAATGGGATTGGTACAAGAAAGGTATATACATCCCATATGAAGATGAACATAACACTGAAGAAATAAAAAACAGAATAAAAGAAACTAGAGAGTTAATTAAAGTAATTCCTGAATTTACATCATACAAAGGAACTGGGCTATTCTTCAGAGAAGATGTTCCCATAGGATTTGTAGATATGTGGAGACTAGAACCACACATAATGTACAGACGTTATGACCTGGACGATGGAGAATCTATTGTCAGATTAGATTACAGGCTCTCCTCCATATTAGAAGTATCAACAGGTAAACGACTACAAGAAATTTAAACACTGTTTAAATTATGGGACATCCAAGAGATATATGTTATTGTGGAGACTATAGGAAAGACCATCCAAATAATGGCCCTTGTAATCTCAATGGATTGGGACATGGAACAATAACTACAGAAGATTGGAATGATAAATGTTTTAAGTTCAGAAAGGAAAATAATATGCGTCAAACACATTCACTTGCCACACTTCCCATAAGCAAGGAAGCTTTTGAGGAAATCAAACAACGTCTATTAGCTGTAAGTTACTATCACGTTTTTCATGAAACTGCATCAGGAGAGATGCTTGATATGAATGGCATAGCTCTTGTCATACTAAACGAAGATGACGTAGACCAATGTGCTATATGTGATAAGAAACTAGGGACATATCTTGGAGGAGTACAGATTTGTAGAGACTGCGCCTCACGCCCCATAGAAGACAGTATTCAACCAAAAGAAGAATTATCACGTAGAGACAAGAATTATTATCTGGGCAAGGAGAATAAATGAGTAAGGCTCGTAGAGAATTTATCAAGAGGCTCATTGACTATTATGATCAACGTGATTGGGATTGGTCAAAGGCAGTAGAATTTTTAACAAGCTATTGGAATTTAAACAGTGTTTAAATTTTATGCAATATCCAAAATCAGAAATTAGAAAAGTAGAGAATGGATTTATAGTTCAGCAAGGATCTAGAGAATATGTGTTTGATAACTTTGTTGAGTTGATGATAGTTCTAGGTGAACAGTATGATGAGAAGATCGCTCTAGAGTTATTGGAAGAATGTAAAAAGAGATCTGATATTATTGAGATCTCTGAGAAAGAAAGTACTTGACAAGCCTCTTGTGTTATGGTATACTTCCCATCAAGTACGACAGGCATCATTTGAACGGGGCTAGGATGTGACTAGCTCCACTTTTTGAAAGGAACGTAAGGAGGATTTAAACAGTGTTTAAATTTCAACAGGTTCCAATTTATTTGTATCAGAAGAGAGTAGGAAGGATTGAGGATATACCAATGGGAATAGCAAGAAAAGAATTTGATTATAGTGAATCCCCTGTAACTGGGGATCAATTGGCGGAGGAAATGAAACTTCCAAAAAATAACAATACTCCCATTTATTTTACCTCTAATGGTTGGCAATGCTCTTGTGGAAATTTCATGGTTTCTGAAGTTCCAAGACGTGGTAAGCAAGTGGTTTGGTGTTCTAATCAGAATTGTTCTGAGCATATGATAGAAAAGATTGTAGATCTTCCATTCACTCAGAACTATGTTGTACGTCCTTCTAATAGTTAGTCTGTGTGTTTATTTGCATTCTCCTTGTTTAGTGGGAACTAAGCAAGTACTAGGGAGAGGGAAATTTAAACAGTGTTTAAATCCTCTCCCACTTCTTTTAAAAGTTATTTGAAATATTAGTTCCGAATGCTTGTAGGATGTACATCATTGTAAGGATCATTCTACTAGATACTAGTCGGGACTAATTTAAACAGAAATTCATTTCGGCCTTAAAGGAACGAAGTGAGTTTAAACAGTGTTTAAGCTTTAAGGTACAAGCGTACCAAATCCTTTATCAGACGGTGTTAGAACGATACGGGATCACAAGTTGCTGGCATAGATAGCACTCTGAACGTTAACTTGGGAAAAGCTTAAACACTGTTTAAATTTGAAAGAAGATAAAAATGTCAGATTCAGAATTTGAGAAGATAGCTAATATGACACTAAAGAAGTTTAAGCCTGTCTTATCTGAAATGATAAATGAGAAACAAGTTAAGAACTATTATGAACTTGCTGTAACTAGACATAATAGAGTTAAAGTTGAAACGTTATTCATTGATAATGAAATTTTTAAACAGTGTTTAAATTCAGATGACGAAGAAAGAACTACAACTCTTGAGGGATGATTTCCCTACATATGCGAGAGTCAATCTGAGAATTATTGACAAGGATGGGAAGCTTGTGCCTCTCGTCCTTAATCGTATGCAGAGAGTTCTTTGGGCATTGATATTAACACTGATAGCTGCTGGCAAGCCAATCAGGATTTATCTCATAAAAGCCAGACAACTTGGATCTACCACTTTCTTTGCAGCAGTCCTATACTGGTTAGCTTCTCTCAATGCTAACAAAAAGATTCTTGGTATTGCTCAGTCAGACGACGCTGCCATTAACTTAAATTCCAGATGGCAAAACTTTTATATAAACTCCTTAGAAGAACTTAGACCTAGAGTTAAGAAATTTAATCCTTCTCAAATTCATTTTGCTACTCCATTAAAAGACATCAAGAGTGGGGCTGTTACAGATCCAGGCTTGAATACATTCCTAGATGTTCAAACTGCTAAGGATCTTAACTTAGGTAGAGGAGATACAAAGAATGGCTGTTTGATAACTGAGATATGTCAACTTCCTCAGATTGGGATTGATGTCAAAAAGATGATGATTGGTTTGAAACAAGCCATACCAAGGAGAAAGAATACTGCTATCTTTTTAGAGTCTACTGCACAAGGAGAGAACTATACTAAAAAAATGTGGGATAATCCTAGAAATGAATATGAGAAAGTTTTTGTATCGTGGCTTGCTGATGACGAGTACAGGCTTAATCTTGATTGGAGTTTTAAATATTTTGATCTCTCCGAGCTTGATGATGAAACTTCTGAATATGGTAATGAAGTTGTCGAAAGACAGAAAATCTTAGGAGAACTTAGGAAGTGGTATCCAGAGGAAGAATTTAAACACTGTTTACGTGTAGGTAACTTTGGTGATTTCCCACAATTACATGAGATGCCTGGAAGGGTAGCCAAATCTTATGAAGCTTGGTTACATCATGAAAGCTATTGTCGTTTGGCTTGGCGTAGGGAGATGATAGATGCAGAATGCGAAGGGGATAAAGATGCCTTCAAACAGGAGTATCCGACAACAGTGCAAGATGCTTTTGGAGTCAGTTCGAAATCAGTCTTTGGATCAATTAAGCTGTTGGAAGCTAAGGAAACTCTTAGGGCTTCTGGCATCAAACCACATAGATTTAGCTACCGTCATCCAGTTGATGTCAGGGCCGCAACAATTCGAGATGTATTATTCCCATTCTCAAAAGGATCAATAAGAATTTATGAACCTCCCCAAGTAGGAGCTAATTATGTTTGTGGAGCAGATTGTAGTCATGGTACGCCAGATAGTGATGATTCTGCATTTTTTATTTTTAGATTTGCCACTGAGCTTAATAAACTTGTTGAAGTGGCAAGCTTTAATGGAAAGATAGAAGCTACAGAATTTGCAGCAATGTTGTTCATTATCTGTAATTGGTATAATACTGCTTTGCTTGGTATTGAATGGAATAATGTTGGTATCGCAGTAATAGAGAATGTCAGGAAAGTTCTGAGATACACTAATCTTTACTATCAATATGGTAATGATCCCCTTGATAAAAACTCTAGCAATAGAATCAAGTATGGGATGGATGTTGAGGGGCCAAATAGACAGATAATGGTTAGGGATGGAATTACTTGGTTTAAGGCGGGATACATTGTTATACGAAGTATGGAAGTTCTAGAACAAATGGATACATTCACAGAGAATCCAAAAACTGGAAAGATTCAAGCCAGTGCTGGAAACTTTGACGATCTTGTAATGGCCAAGTTAATAGCTGAACAGCTTTCAAAATCAATTCATATTAAATCAGAAGTTCCTGTTGTAGAGAAGCCAGGGCCAGGGACAATGGGATGGATTGTAATGCTATCAGATAAGAGAAGTGGAATAAAACATGACTATAGTAAAAATAAAGATGCCAGAAGACGTAAAATTAGATGGAATTAAACAGTGTTTAAATTATGAGCATTGTTATGGATTTGCAGGATGTGCTAAAGATTCAACAGGTAAGATAATTACAGGATATCTAACATATCCTGATCTGTGTACTCATTGTGACCATTGGCAAGAACTTGTAGAGATGATTGATGATCCTCAAATCTACAGTATCAGGATTGAAGGTAGGCATTATCAAACTCATAAGAATAGTTTGTTTCGTAAGCCAGGAAAGTATAATGGATTTGGTGGAAGGAAATTTATTATTCATATGTTTCCTACTGAATCTAATACAGACGGTCATACGTTTGACACACATAATCTTTGGTCACAAGGAATTATACCAGATCATTTTAAAGACAAGCTCCCCAATAACGCATCATTCATCAATGAAGTTACAGAGGCCGTAGCTTATGATGGAGAAGAATTTGTAACGTGTTTTAATGTAGGAGCCTAAATGAATTTACCAGCATATGAATGTCACAAGCCTGTCAGAGCGATTATTATTGATAGAGTTGAGCATCATGGTGATGTTATCTATTTGGTTCCAACTGATAAGGAATATGATAAAATCCAAATAGATATGGAATTTTTGTTAAAGCATAGTCCAAGTGGAGTTGTTGGAAATTATTATGTGGTTTATGAAGATGGTTATCAATCTATAATTCCAGCAATGACATTTGATCAAAACTTTAATTTGATAGGCAAAGAAATTTAAACAGTGTTTAAATCATGTCATTAGTAGGCTATACAGAGAAAGAAAGAAGAACTGGAGATCTTGCTTGGGCAATGTGGTGGACACGTATTCGTGCCTGTCAAAGGTTTAGGCAAGAATATATCTTTGGTGAAAGAAGGTGGGAGAGATACTATAGGCTCTACAGCATGCTTATGTGGGAAGATGCAGAAGAGTATGATTATGACAAATCTGCTGACAATCCATCTGATAGGATTAACTTTCCTATTATCACTTCTACCATCTTGACTATTATGCCTTTTCTTATCAATGAGAGAGCATCATACTTTCTAGATCCTAAAAGAATTCAAGATGTAGTTAATGTTATGCTTAAGCAGAAGGTCTTGAATGATGAGTTTCATAGAATGGAAATTCAAGATCAATTAACTATGTCTTCCTATGATGGGATTATTATAGGCCATGGTATAGCAAAAGATGGTTTCACAAGAGTAGTAGATCAAGCAGCCAATAAAGGAACAGGAAATATTGAATATGATGAGATGATACAGAAAGAAAGTATTTATGCCAAAAGAGTTGACCCTCGCAAGTTTTGGTTTGATTATTCTGCTCCTAGCAAGAATCTGGATACGGCTAGGTTTTGTTTTGAGGAGTATCATAAATACCTTCCTGATGTAGTTGAGAACACATTCTATAAAGCTTCTGTACGTGAGAAGATAGCTGATGGAATCTATAAGCCAAATATGGTTCAAGGCTTAAACAGTGTTTACGCTAATAACTCAGATCTAGCTTGGCTTCAGGATTCAAGCTATTGGAACTATGAATCAGAGACTTGTAGAATGTACGAAGTTTGGGACAATAAGTATAAACAAGTATTGTACCTTATGGATGGAGTTCCTGAACCTTTGCAAGTAATAGAGCATCCATATCCGTATCTTGATAGCAAGTTCCCATATACTAAGATGGACTTCATTTATAGGCCAAATGAGTTCTATGGAATGGGAGTTCCTGAATTTACAGAAGATATGGGATTTGAACTTAACAGACATATAACTTCAGGAGTAGATCATAGAAGGAGATATTCAAAACGACAACTCCAAGTTGTAGAAGATGATATTGATGCAGATGAAGCAGAGAAAGTTGGAGATCCTGATGTGGACTTTGTGTTTGTTAAAAGGTCAAATGCAATTACTCCCATTCAGGATGTAGAACTTCCCCATGATTACATCTTGTTTTTGCAAATGATGAAACAAATCATAGCAGAAACAACAGGAGCAGATTCCCTAGCTAGAGGAGAGAATCTGCAAAGTCGTGCCACGCTTGGGGAAGTTCAAGTTAGAACAAATATTCTGAGCCTGAAATTGAATGAAAGAATTGCTGCCATTGATAAGATGTTCTTGAGAGTGGGTAAGCATCTTTCAGCACATATTAGTGCCCAATATACTAAATCTAGAATAGTTAAGCTCAGAGGGGCACAAGGCGAATTTTGGGTAAATGTAAATGAGGAAGACTTAAAGGACGAAGTTGATGTTAGGATGGATACTGTATCTGCTCCTAAGCGTAATCCAGAAGTGGTAGCTCAGCAGCAGATTCAATTTGTTCAATACATTATGTCATCTGTAGTTCCTTTGGTACAAGCTGGTTTAATTCCAGCAAATGCAATCAATTTTGTTGAACTGCTTAAGTTTGGATTTGAAGGATTTGAGAGAGTTGATCTTGGAAGATTCTTCCCAACTGCCCTAAATCCAGTTCAACCATTACAAGAAGGATCTATGACTTCTCAGGAATTTGGTCAACAGCTAGCCTTGCCTCCAGGCCAACAGCAAATACAGCAGGCATCAGGAGCTACGTCTGGCCAAGATCTTGTTAGAAGCATAGCATCAGGAAACAACGCTGGACTGCAAGTAGCAGGAGCAGCGTAAACAGTGTTTAAATATGTTTGAACAAGGAATTTACCAAACAGGAATTGCTACTGCCTTCAATTTGAGTAGTGAGGTAAATGTTCCAGACGTAAATGTAAGGGTAGAAGTAATTGATGGAAAGCTTACCTTTATGTGTGCCGATTGGGGTTCATATTGGACATTATATTCAAAGCTCAATCAAGTTGTAGCTTCTATGAGAAGTTGCATTAAGAATGAAGGCCCAATAAATATCAAACATTTAGTTTAAGGAGAAATGGTAACTATGGAAAAAAATATTTCTAAAGCAATTATTGCACTTGGTTTTGTAGCAGCCTCAATTATCTGTATGGCTCAAGTAGCTCATTGTCAGACACTTCAATTGGGAGTGGCTGCCATCAATACAGAATATAGGATCACTAATCCAGTAGAGATTGTTCAGGATAATCAAGGTATCTCTGCCACTTTGAATGCTAAGGTTTATCAGACTGGAGAGAATAGTAGAGGTAGAGTTAGAGTTGGAGTTGTATTCAATTATCAACGTGACAGCTTTGAGTTTCCCACTGATACATATGCCTTTGGGCCAGAGCTTGCCGTAGCTGTAGCTAAGACCAAAAGTCTTAGGCTTGATCTTTATGCCCAGGCTAGACTTGGTTTTGATACTACTTATAATCAAGATAAGAATTTTTCCAGGGAATATGTGTTTGGGCCAAGGCTTGTTCTAGGTAATTTTTATATTGAGCCTATTGGATTTGGGTATAAGAGAACAGAGGGATTTCTTTCTCCCTCTACCCATAAACTTTATGCCGGGCTTGGAGTAAGCTTCTGGTAATTTAAACAGTGTTTAAAGGAGCTTGCGAGTAATGCGCAAGTAAGGGGTTCAGGATGTTAGTTGAACCTTTGTCTTGAGTTAGGTCAAGGTGGGACGAAGCTAAACTAGCATCCTGAATATAAAATATGCCTGAATATGAATTTGAGTGTGACAATCAGAAATGTGGGTATACGTTTAAGGAATTATACGTCTGGCGAGTGTCAGATGGAATAAACGTTTTAGATGATCCCGATCATCAGGATTGCCCTAAATGTGGAAAGCATTCTACTCAATTGTTTTCATTGACTACAATGCGTCCTGATAGGTTCTGGTTTGGATACTATGACGATAGATTAGATGAATATTGGACATCTGAATCCAAATTTAATCAACATCTTAAAGATAATGATTTAGTCTTTATAGGAGATAGGACTGATAGAGAAGGCTTAACTAAGATGGCAGAAGAGGGAATGAAGGCTAAGGATAGGAAGGCAATGAAGGATGTAGAAAAACAAATAATAGAGGATCATGCCTGGAAGGATGAATATGGCGATTATGGAACTGTTAGAGAAAGAAACAAAAAAGCTAGAGAAAGGGCCAGACTTGAATCTGAATGCCCCTCTGATGTTTTTGAAGATCCTGCATTTAAATAAATATGTACAAACGTTTGAGATAATACTCATTCTTTTTGTATATGTAACATTAGTAATTTTGATAGATAAAATTTAAACAGTGTTTAAACAAGGAGAAAAAGATATGTTTAAGGATTTTAATTGGAAAACTTATGTCATTAAAACTATTATAACTTGGGTAGTATTTGTTTTTATAGTTGGATTTGTTTCTGGATTTAAAAGTTATGCAATGGATGAAGCTTGGATATTTCTTGGAAAGAATGATGAAGGAACTTCCTTTTATGGGCTGAGGGGTAGCCTGCTACTGAATCAGTCTGGTAATACTATCTTAACTTTGAAAGTAACTACTAAGGAGTTGGGAGAAAGGTATGCTATATGGGAGTTTGATTGTGAAAAGAAAGCTGATAGAGTTATTCAACTTGGGAACTCTTTAAATACTATGATGCATGTTAGTAGGGTTTGGACTGTTCCTGAAAAAGATTCTATGGCAGGAATGCTATTAAAGAAAATATGTTCAATTGGAGGAAGCTAAAATGGCTAAAAGAAGTGTAGCCGAATTGGATTTTGATTTTGGAGATGATGGTGAGCTTGAACTTACAGGGTTTAGTGAAGATGATGTTTTTGAAGAGGATGAGATAGAGGAAGAGGAAGGAGTAGAAGAAGAGGAAGAAGTAGAAGTAGAAGAAGAGGAAGAAGTAGGTTCTTCTGACTTTGAAACTAGGCTTACCAATATGGAAAGGAGTATTCAAAATATCCCTCAGATGGTCACTAATGCTATAGTTCAAGCTATGGGCAAAGGAGGTCAGAAGCAAGAGGAAGAAGAGGAAGAAGAAATTCCAGAGGAGCTTGATAACAAACAGATGGTCAATATCCTAGCTAAAAGGATGGAGAAATCTGTTAATAAGCGTATCAGTGCTATTATGGAACAAAATGAGCCAGCCTTGAAACAAGCTAGAGTTACTGCTGAGTTCCAAGGATGTGCTATCAAGTATGGTGAAAACTTCAAGAATAACATGATTCCAGTAGCTAAGATGATCAGCAGGGTTGAGAAAGCTGGAGGTAAGATTACTGCTGAAGATGCTTATCTTTCTCTTGTAGATGCTGGAGCTATTTCTGGAACTAAGACAGGTAAAACTAAAACTCAGGCCACCACCAAGAAAACTCTAAAGTCAGTTCAAGTAGACGCTGACTCAGAGGATTCTGTTGGAACCCCTCCACCTAGACCTAAATTCAATTCCAAGAAGATGAAAGAAATGTCTGATACAGATGTCTTTCAGCACGCTTGGAACACCTCTTTACTTTCTACGGTCAAACGTAAGAAGTCAGCGTAAACAGTGTTTAAATCCCTGATTCCTAGTTGCATATGAGCCAGGGATTCTCATAATAACCACAATAAAATCCTTCAAAGGAGGAATATGAGTAATCCTAACTTCGATCAAGTTGCGGCTACAACTGTCCAGAGATACAGGCCAAAACTTGCTGATAACGTAACTGATAAGTCAGCAGTTATGTTCTACCTCAAAAAGAATGGTGGTATGGAGGAGCAAGATGGTGGACGTACTCTAGTTGAGCCAACCATCTTTGCTGAAAATACTACAGCGGGATCTTTCAGGGATTATGACATCATCCCCACAGATCCACAAGGTGGTATCTCTGCTGCTGAATTTCCTTGGGCACAATTGGCTGTGTCTATTACCATTTCTGGTAGACAAGAGTTTGTCAATGCTGATAATCAAGTCAGAATCTTTAGCTTGTTGAAGGGTAAAACTATGCAAGCTCAGATGACCATGACAAATCTTTTCAATCGTCAGTCCCATGCGGACGGAACTGGAAATGGTGGAAAAGATCTCACAGGGTTTCTTGCTGCCATTGAAGATGGGGCAGCTTGGAACGTCTATGGAGGAATTGATTCCAACACCCAACTGTACTGGAGGAATCAGTGGATTGGTTATAGGGCCTTTTCTGGAGCAGATCTCAATCAGACTGATACTATCCTTCGTCAATTCAGGCAGATATTGACTACCTTCTATAATTCAATGATGAGGAATACTGATAGGGCTACCCTATTCATGATGGGCCAAAAGGTTCATGAGTATTTTGAATCAACTATTGTTGTTAATGAGAGGTATGTCAAGGACGGTAACATCGGTGATTCAGCTTTGGCCAATGCTGGATTTGAAGTTCTGAAGTTCAAAGCCACTTCAATGGTTCTTGATAACTTGGTTAATAATACCAGCATTAACCCTGGAGCTACTAACCAAGAAATTGAAGGGTGCAATACCAATTACATGAAGTTTGTGGTTGGATCAGGACGGAACTTCATGATGTCTCCATTCATCAGACCATACAATCAAGAAGCTAAAGTCGCTCAAATCATTCTTTACGGTCAGTATATTGTTAACAATAGGTCACTTCAAGGCCGTATGAATGATATTGATTTTCAAGCAGGTTTCTAGGAGGTTTTATGGATGTATTGATTAGATATGATTTTCCGAAGTCTGGGTCTTCATGGTCTATTTTGTTAGCTCTCTTAGGGAGGTAGAAAATGCCTGCTGGAGATATTGTCAACAACAGAGTTGCTATTACTACTATTCAAACTTTAGATGCTGCTTTAGGAGCAGGAGCTAAGACTTATTCTTATGCTGCCATTAGAGCTATAGCTGGAGTAGTATTTATTGGGAATAGTGGCTTAACTGCTGGAAACGGTATGTCTCTGCCTAGCGTAGATGATGATCCCTTAGTGCTGAATGCTGGCACAATTATAGGAGCTAACATAAACGTCTTAGGGCCAGGAGTCTTTGATTTCTTTGGAATAACTTCAGCTTAAACACTGTTTAAAAAAGGAGGAATATGGATAAAGTTCATAATGTAACTGATTTTGGAACGTCAACCACTGCATTTCAAGGTGGACTTCCTGAATTGGGTTTGGAATTGGATGACCAAAGAGGTCGTCAAGATACACAAGTAACAACTAGGCTCTTTCCTGTGACTGGATCTGGAGGAGGTCAATCTGCTCAGAACTATGTTATCAACCGTTATCGTCCTGGCAATAGGTATAAGTTTGTTAGACTTAATGGTACAGTAGCTCAGTTTAATGCAGTTAAAGCTGACATAAGCTTTGCTACTGAGGAACAAAGGGCAGAAAACGTAGTCAACATTGCTGCTAATGATAACCTTGGAAATACAGTAGATGGTATTATTGAGTTTGGAGATGGTGGCCCTTTGACTACAGATCCAGCCCTAACATCTCATCTTGCAGGTGTTCAGGGATTTATGACTGTTAAGGGTAAAGCTATTGCTAATTGTAATGCTGCTGTAGCTGCTGAGGATCTTTTGGCGGGAGGTACAGTAGCAGGGCAACTAATTACAATAGCTGTGACTACTCCAACTGCTGCTGAAACTAGAAGGATTGCTAATCTTGCTGCTGGTAAAGGAATCAAGGCTATGGTTACTGAACCTGCAACAGGATTTAAAGCTAATCTGACTTGGGTATTCATCAATTAAACACTGTTTAAATAGGAGGGTGAGTAATGCCAGCTAAAAAAGGAAACAAAGAAAAGGAAATTCCTAAAAAAGGTAGAGAAAGTGAGGAAGAGGAAGGATACCTTTTGGAGGAAGATGACGAAGAGGAAGAAGTAGATTATGTCCTTGCTGATAATGCTGAAGAGAAAGTAGAAGAAGCCCTAGCAGTTCTGGGTGCTCCAGCTATCATTCATCATTATCCAGAAGAGCATGAACATTATCCAACTGAAGCTCATAGGAAGTGTCAAGTCAAATACACTCCAGGTGATCATGCACCTCCCCATAATGAGTTTCTTATCATAAGGAAATAAGGCAATGGCAAAAAAGAAACCAATGGTAGATGACTTTTTTGAAGAGATGGAAACTGTCAGAGCTATGGAAGCTACATATTCAGGAGATGTAGATATGCCTGAAGATGTTCCACTCATTGAACAGTCATATGAACTCTCAGAAGAGGAAGATGTCTTTGACGACGAAGAGGTAGAAGCCTATCTCGAAAATGTAAATTTTGAAGATAGCAAGTTGGATGGTTTGTCTTTTGATGATCTTGTTCCCAAAAATGTTCCAGAAAGTGGAGTCAAGTGTCAATTGAAAGAAAATATTGTTCAACCACATTTTCTTGTTCTGAGAGAATTTGTTGAACGTACTCCATCAGTTTGTGTCTATAGAGATTGCTTCTATGATGGAGCGAAGGCGATCAAGTTTAAGAACTGGCACAAAGTTCCTGTTAATAAAAGGAAGATAGCCCTTATAGCTCTTGAGCGTCATGTTCAACTTAGGCATAAGTTCCGAGATACGGATATAGTTGATAAAGCTCATATTCCTACATCTTGGTTGTCTCCTACAATTTAAACAGTGTTTATGAAATATGTCAACAGTAACTCTAAATCAATTAGCTACTAGAATCATCAATGAGCAAGGTAATCATCTTGATGATCCTGCCTTTGTCACTCAATGTGAAACCTGGCTTAAAGCTGCTATGGTAGAAGTGGATTCAGAAGGCAATATGAAGATCTTTGCTAGGAACTTTACTATTACAACTGATCCTCTAGTTACTGACGGTCTATATGATCTACCACAAGATTTTAGATCTATTAAGTATCTTCGTCATATCAATACAGATGATGAGATAGATTATACAAATCCTAAAACTTTGGTAGCATATAATGTAGACTTGGAGCAATTTGGAACCCCCCATAAACATTGGGTAACAGATCCTAGAATAGACATCAATAATGATTTTATTCAAAGAGTTAAGTTGTGGCCAGTTCCTAATTCATCACTAACGATTGATGGTCAATACTATTATGATGTATTGAACGTTACATCTAGTGATGTTTTACCTCTCAGCCCACAGGCAATACTTTGTCTAGAAAGTAGGTTGAGGATGTATATTACTAAGGCAGAAAAAGAATGGACAGCATACAATGTCGAAAGAGGTGAGTATGCTAAGAATCTAGCTGGTCTATTGAGGCAGGAAACTAACAAACCATCTCGTAAGCAAATTAAGAGATGGTCTGATATTACTACCAGAAATAGGCCAGCTAGACTTCGTTATCCTTTTGAATAGGAGAAATTATGGCTGCTGGAGTATTTGGTAAAAATCAGATTATAAATTCTACTTCTGGGGTAATAACTGCATCCAGTCTTATTGGGAGCAATACTTATGAGAAGATTCTGGTGTATATAGATAAGATTGGGCCAAATCCTGGAGCAGTGAATGTAGGAAAAGCTACAGCCCCAGACCAAGTATCTACTACTATATTTGGAGATGTGATAGAAACAGGAGACATGAGAGAATATTATGAGTCCCAAGTTCCTAATGCTGCTGTAGGCATAGGAACTAATTTAGGATTTTTCAATCCTTCTACTGAAGATGTCAGAATAAGAATGTTAGGATTCGCAACAGCTTAAACAGTGTTTAAATTATGCCAGTAGCAGCACAAGAACCAGAAGTTAAAAGAGATACTATGCGGATTGGGGCATTCCGTAAAGGAATGAATACTGCTGATCCAGCTAATGAGATTGACAATGAAAATGCTGTTAGAATCCGTAATATGGAGTATGATCAGAATGGCAATCTGATCACTAGAAATGGAGTAATAGGAGCAGGAGGAGTAGTTGGAGTTTGGGATAATACTTTGTGGGATCAAAGTCTATGGGATTCACTTGGTACATTTTATCCAGATCCTATTCTGAGTGAACTAGATTTTGAAGGAGCTACAGCATTTGTTGGTATACTTTATACTACTGGAATTAAGCTCCTTTCTAGAACTCTGGAAGGGATCATAACTGACTTGACAGGTGGTTTAGTTCTTCCTGACGGAGTTAGATGGTATTGGAGAATCTTCAATGGAGTAGCTATTGGTGTTAATAGTTTGACTTCTGGAGACAATCCTATTCAAGTTGTCTCTCCCGCCCCAGGGACAGCATCCAAGCTAACTGGTGCCCCTCCAGGGAAGCTTATTGAAGTTTGGAAGAATAGGTTATGGATTGCTAGATCTGATCAACCAAATCAACTTCAAGCTTCAAACATAGGCTCCCATACTGGATGGGACACTGATGCTGGAGCTAATCCTGCTCATGGAGCTAAGTGGGATTTTGATAAAGATGATGGAGATTTCATAACAGGTTTATATGCTGAGAAAGAAAGACTATTTGTTTTTAAGAGAAGAGGAATTTATGTAGGAACTGAGAATCCCGATCATCCAAATGATCTTAGGTTTGTTAAGTTTGAAAAATACTCTAGTTTAGTTGGATGCCTAGCAGCTTCAACTATTCAGCCAGTTCTTGATGATGTCTTTTTTCTAGCTAGAGGAGGAATAGCTAGTCTGGCTGCTGCTCAAATTGTGGCTGATTTTGAATCTGCCATAGTCAGTTTGAATGTATCAGACATACAAGATATTCATCAAGATCTGACTGATGAGAATGTATGTTCTGGGGTCTTGCCAGATCGGAGCCAGTATTGGTTGTGTGTGGATCAAAGTGTATCTAAAACTGGGGAAAATATAACCTATGTTTTTGATTATAGGGATATCAAGAAGGGTATAACTAGAATAGTTGAGTTTGATGGATTAGCTTTTGGTACTGCTTTTGAAGTTTATGATCATGATGTTCAGAAATTAGTATACCTTTTAGGATGTCATGATGTAGCTAATAATAACTACTTCATAGGCCAGTATATTCCCAGAGCTACATCTAAAACATTTTTAGATTCTAGTTTACCCATTAGAAGCTTTATCCTAACTAAGATATATGATTTCGATCTAGATGATATAGTTAAGTATTTAATTGATTGGTTTGCTAGGATACTTGTACCATCAGAAAATTCATCAGTTAGTATCTCTTACTATCTTGATGAACAGGAAACTTCTACAGGAACTTACACATTCAATTTTGAACTTGCTACATCTGGAGCTATTTTTGATAGTCCTATAGTTAAGTTTGATGATGGTCAGTTGTTTGATACAGGAAGTGTTAGAAATGTAGAGAGGCTTAGAAGAGGATTTTTATTTGGAACTCCAGAAGATCCTAAGCCTAGAAAAGCAGTAATGGTTCAGTTTAGCTTCTTATGTAATCAAGAAAATCAAGGATTTGGCATACTAAGTTTTGGAATTAAGTATGAAGAACTTAGTGAATATGGAGCTAAGACGGTTTAAACAGTGTTTACGAGGTATATATGGCTTTAGCTAGATTAAATGATTTTGCTCCTGGCACAACTATACTTTCTGGAAGTGTTGATTCTGAATTTGATCAACTTGTTAAGGCTTTAAATGGAGTTGATACAATTGAAATACTCCATAAATTTTCCCATGCTACAACTCCTGTTGTCAATATCAATCAACTTAATACTGGAGTTGGGGCTTTACTAGTTAAAGGCCAGCAAAATAGTTCTGACACTTTTAAGGTTAAAGCTAATGGATTTATAGTAGGATATGCTAAAAATATATCAACTAGATTCGATCAAGTTGGAAATGTTGGGGCAGGCCCAGATGATCTTCATAGTATTACTATAAATGCCAATACCTTAGCAGCTAACAATGATCTTCTAGTAGCTCATCAAGGTGGGAATTTTACAGCTAACAATAATGACAAGAAATTGATTGGTAAGTTTGGAGGACAAACTTTCTTTGATACAAGCCTCCTAGATATAGATGGAGCAGTTGGATGGAATACATTTTATAGGATAGTCAGGATGACTGCTACAACTGCTAGAGTATCTGGAATTATGATTATTAACTTTAAGGCTATAGATTCTGGTAACGCTCTAGATGGATTTGCTAATAGTTTCTTAGGTTACTCATTCAATACTGTATCTGGTATAACTGTTTCTGATATGGGAAGTAACAATCTAATTCTCTTGATTCAAGGAGATGCTACAGCAGATAATGATGTGTTTCAGAATTTCTCTTGCATAGATGCAATTCAAAACTCTTAGGAGCTAATATGATTAAAAAGGTGGGAAGTAAGTATGAAGTAGTTTCTGAAAAGTCTGACAAACGTTTGTCTAAACCTACTTCCAAGAAGAAAGCTAAAAAGAGATTGCAGCAGATAGAATATTTCAAGCATAAGGGAAAAGGTAAATCTAAATCTTTTAGTTCTCAGATGTCCAAAGTTCATAAGATAATGGGAAATTATTAAACAGTGTTTACATGAGGTTTTATGTCTTTACTTGCAAGAGTGACAGATTTTGCTCCAGGGACAGAAATTCAGTCTCAACCTTTTGATGATGAATTCAATCAGCTTGTTAATTTACTAGCTGGAGTCTCCCAAAATAAATCTATCAGAGTCATTAGCAATGATTCTAGCTTTGCTGCTGCTAGATTTGATCAACGTGGAACTAATGATATTATTGAAGGGTTTGCTGATGGAGCAGAAGTATTTAGAGTTGAAAAAGATGGGGACATAGTAGGTAATGGTCTGACTGGATCTGGAGGAATATATACTTTTGGAAGTATTCCAGTATTGCCAGCTTCTAGTCCTGTGGGGGCTAATGATGCAGTTAGAAAGCAATATGTGGATGATAAGGCTATATTTTTGAACCATACTTGGTTCATACTAGATCCAACTTCCATGTCGGCAGGGGATGATGGCATTCTCCCCATATGGAGAGTTCCAGCTATAACATCTGCTTTTGTTACAAAGTTACATGTTATAAGGGCAGCAGGATCTCATACTCCAGGAACAGATATAGAATTTGCTGTAATACAGAATGGGGCTGAGAAAGGAACTATCCATTTAGATAATACCAACAATGGATCAGGAGTTTTTTATACTTCTGATATTGCTGATTTTGCATTAACAGAAAATCAACCTATTTGGATCAGAATAAAAACTAAGACAGGAGTTATTGCTGAAAGATCAATAAGTATCGAACTGGAATATTATCAAAAAGTTAAGAGTGTGTAATGCCAATAACTAACTTAAACCCAACTGTAAATACTACTCCAGATCAAGCAGGAACAACTGCTGTATCTGGCATTAGTAATACTGGACATACTACAACTACAACTTCTGCTAGTGCTGGAGCAATTGGAACTGATTTTCCTGATTCTCAGTCTGATGAAAGTCACGATTCAGCTAGATGGTCTTCATTTTCTGCTGGGCCTGGAGGGTTATCTGGATTAAGATTGAAGTTTGAGTGGACTGCTGATGGCAGTGTTCAGTGTACCAAAACTGGCAGTGGATCTGGATCTGCGTCTGTTCATTTTACAATTGAATATACTTTGGATGGAGGATCTAATTGGATTTCTCAAGTAAGTAAGTCCAAAACAGCTTTAACAAATCAATCCAATTCAATACATGAATCTGGATCAGAAACAATAGATCTTAGTCCAACACAGAATATTGCTCTAGTTCAAGTCAGAGATTTGATAGATGCTACTGCTAATGCAAATGCTGGAATTGGAGGAACTGTTACATCTATAGCTGCTATTGATACTACTATTAGCAACATAAAGCTAGAAGCAGAAACTCCATCAGGAGCAGGAAATGAGTTTAGATTTTTACTTGGAACTTAAACACTGTTTAAATAGGGGAGAATTATGGGAAGTATAAAAGCTCCAACAGATGCAGGTAAAAGAGTTAATGAGTTGATCATTAGGAACAGAATGTCTCCTGAACAGGCAACTATTCAGGTTCTAGGTAATTTGAAAGATAGGTATAGTTTACCCCAAGGTTCAGTTATACTTGAAGGTGGATTAAATGATCTTATCTATAAAGATGCCCAAGGTTATACTCACAGGATTCAGAGAGAAGGTGATGCTAATTCTCCCAACTTTGGTCAAGTAAGAGAACTACAAACAGATAGACCAGCAGTTCTCCCATTGACAGATCAAATTGCTGGATTGTCTGGAGCTTTACAAGCAGCCATTCAAGCAGTCAATTCTGGCTTAAGTGGAAACCTAGCTACTTTAACTCCACAAAATGAATCTGAGTTAAATGCTATTTCAGAAAATGAAAGGGCACAATTAAACCAAGAAGCTAATTTGAGACAGGGAGAATTAGTAACTGGTTTATATGGTCAGGGAGTTAATAGAAGTAGTATAGCTAATGATGCTGCTGCCCAATTTGCTCAAGCTGTAGGGATAGCTTTAGGTAATCAAGCTGCCAATGCTGCACAAAGAAAGCTTGATCTTCAAAAGTTTGTAACTCAACTAGCTACTGGTACAGGATTAGATGTGCTGAATAATGTATCTGGTCAGGAAACAAGTAGAGCTAATACCTCTGCTCAAATTGGATTAGGTAAGGAACAACTAAATCAACAGTCAGATGAAGCTGCTAGAAACTTCTTACTTGAATGGCAGAAGTTTCAAGCTAGCCAGAAGAAATCAATTCTTCCATCTATCCTATCTGCCGTAGCTACTATAGGTGGAGGTCTACTTGGTGGACCTGCCGGAGCAGCTATAGGAGGAGCAATAGGAAAGAAAATTGGAGGAACTAATACTATAGCATCTGGCTCACTACCAGAAATTTCATTTTCAGGATTAGGATAAATATATGATGAACATACCAATACCAATAATTAAGATTGTAGTTTATAAAGCTCCCACATATGATATAGTAATCATCTTCACAGGATTAAGAATACCTTCTGGAGACTACATTCAAATTCAAACTTCTTGTCCAACTGGAGAGGGAGAAAAGTGGGTATTTCAGACTTTTAAAACTATGAATTATGAAGTAGTTTTAGATGGGTTTGAAGTAGCTGCTCCAGCGTAAACAGTGTTTACGAAGTAAACTAGATGAGTGAAACGAATAGTGTTTAAGAGGAGGAATTATGGCATTTGATCCATTTGCATTACCATCAATTCTATTAAATGCAGCATCTCAAACTCCTCAACCTTCAAGAGGAGTTTTGTCAGATATAAATGGGCCTAGTCCAGAAGATGATATGGCTCAAGTTCAGCAAATTTTACAAGGATTGAATGCTCCAGAGCAAGGGCCTGGCATTGCTCAGAGCTTATTGTCTTTGATTCCTCAAGCTATAGCTGTAGCTTTGTCTCCAAATCCAGGTCAAGCGTTACAAGAGACTCTATCTAGACAGCAGCAGAGGCAGGATATAGAGAAAGAGAGAAGAGAAAGAACTAAGCAGCTTGGAGCACAGCTTCAAATTGAAGATATCCTAGCTAGGGGTAAAGAAAGGAGAGCGGAAGCTACTCAGATCAGAGCAGAAGCTAGAGGAGAAGCGAGACAATTTGGTGCTGAATTTAGAGCCAATGTTAGAGATGTTCAAAGGTTCAACAGAGAAGCTTTCCAACAAGAGAAAATGGCCAATCTGTCTTTCGATCAGAACAAGAGACTTCTTGACATAAAACAAGGTTACGACATTGAGAATAATAAAACTCAATTTGCTAATCAGAAAGAACTAGAAAATCTTAGAAGTTCAAATAATATAACAGAACAAAAGATAGGTAACGAATTAGGTTTTGTCCTCCCATTGATTTATAGTGGATTCTTTACAGGTAAGGAAGCATCTAACCTATATGATAAGATCTCTAAAGGTCAGAAACTCTCTTCAAATGAAGATGCTATGATTTCTAAAGCAGCTAAAGCCCTAAGGGATGAGAAGTATAGACATGATCTCAATGTGGCTATGGCTCACAACAGAGGAACAGAATCCCCCATAGCTAAAGGAATAGAGTGGGCACAAAATAAAGCTACTACAAATGTACTTGGAATAGATCAAAATGGGAAAGTAGTTGAACTACAAAAGGATATGCTTGGTCAATATAATCCAGTAGATCCTAATTCTAAAGTAGTTAAGTATCTAAATCAACAAGAGACATTCAAATACTTCTTTGATTACTATGCTAAGACTACTCCAGGCTTGGCTAATATGTCTGGCCTATTTGGTCAAACAGATCTACCAGATGAGAAGGCTTTGGGAGTTAGGCTTGATGAAGCAATTACACAAGCTAGAAATGAGAGGAGATCTGATGCTGAAATAATGCAGAGACTTAGTGATCCCGCTATTCAACAGAAGCTTGGAGTAACACCACAACAAGTTCAAGAGGCTTTAGGTAGGAATAAAGTAAATCCTCAAAGTACAGAAATTCCATTAACTCCAGCTTTAGCTGAGAAAGGAACTTCAGAAGCTACAGCAGTTTCAGATATACAAGCTCAGCCAGGAGTTAAGGAAGCTACAGCAGCAGAAATAGAAGCTGAAATAAAGAATAGATTGCAGAAAGTTGGAGCAGCTAATGTAGTTAATGGGTTAATTGAAAGGCTTCAGAATAAACAGAAAGCTTTAGAAAGAGCTAAAACTAATAAGGCTTTTAAAAATAATATACCAGAACTTGAGCATGATATTCAAGATCTCAAAGAGCGATTAGACTATGCCTATAGTCAACATCCTGAACTAAAGCCAGTAGCAAAGAAGTAATTTAAACACTGTTTAAGGAGATCAATATGGGAATCCTATTTGATGATAATGACAGTCTAACTAATACTTTGCTTAATGACTCTAACAGTAAAAGTGCATTGTTCAATAATAGTATTGTTCCAGCAGAAGCTACTCCAAGAAAAGGATTTGCTGGATCTGTGGTTTCTGTCATAGCGCCAGCTTTAGACATTCTCTCAAGACCACAGTATGCCTCAGCCATGTTCTTTAATAGTATGATGGATAATTCAAAGTCCATCTTTGATGCTATTTCAGATTCATTCAATGAGTTTATTGATCCTGTTAGGAAACTTTCATATGCTGATGTGATTAGAGAAAGAGCGCCAGAGTTTGCCAAGCAGAATCCTAAAGCTACTGCTGTCTTAGGATTCCTTGGAGATGTTGCGTTAGATCCTACAACTTACTTGGGAGTAGGTTTAGCTGGTAAGGGAGTTAAGGTAGGATCTAAGCTAGTTACACAAGCTGGAGAGGATGTACTACAGAAGCTTATCAGAACTATGGAAGGTAGACAATTCTTTATGACTGCCGTAGGAGAGGGAGTTACAAAGGATCTAGCTAGAAAAGGCGTGGGAGGATTAACAAGAGAGGTTCTAGTCCAGAAGCAGGCCCAGATAAATTACCATAGGATTACTGAAGCTTTGGAAGCTTTGAATGAAAAGGAATTTAAGTCATTAAAGAATGTTCAAAAGAAATTGGGAGATCAAGGAATAGTAGTTGACTTAGATCAAATAATGCCTACTAATCTAAGACAGGCACAAGCTCCCATAGACTTACAGAATCTAACTGGAAAAAATAAAAAAGTAGCTAAAGAAATATTACTAGAAGAAAGAAAGAAGCTTGAACCAATAGTTAATAGGGAATTTGATATAGCAGGAATCAATGCTGAATTAGCTAGAAAAGAAGTTAAAGGAGTAGTTCAAGAAGCTACCCCAGGCAGAGTCAAAAAAGAAATTGATATACTGAAGAAGTTCTATGCCGATCAGATGGCAGATCTTGGCATAGCTAATATTCAGAAGAGAGGAGTAGGAGGTAAGTTTGGAAAAACCCCCGCTACAGAACTTGCACAAACTGAACTTGGCCTTAGTGAGATGCCTACTGATTTCACTAGAGTATTTGTACGTAAGCTTTCTGTTGATGAGATACAGTATAAAGCTGAACAGGTTATGCAATCTCTTGCTAATCTTGATTCTAAAGTTGCATCAACACTGTTTAAAGAACCAAGCTTAAAACTTAAACTTGAAGTTCCATTTACAAAGATCTCAAAAGAGATAGCTACACTTACAGGACTAGGCCCATTGAAGAAGTCATTAGACTTTATCAAAGCTTTCAACCACACAGTAGTTGTAAAGAATATTCCAATTGCATCCCCCATAGCTAGGATGTTTGAAGTAACTGGAGTAGCTGCTAAGGGATTTAAAGAGGGATTGGCTGGATTATTTGTTAGACCAAAAGAAGAACCATTCAAGGGAGTTATAACAGAATTTGAAAACCACTATGATTATATTGAAGGTCAAGTTATCAGAGAATCCAGAAGGTTGTTTGAGAGAATGACTCAAGATAGAAGAGATAGAATAACTAAGGTGATGAGGGAGATTGACGATAATACAAGGAGAATTGAGTTTGTAGAAGACAGGACAGTCTTACAATCTGAAGCAGATAAAATCTTCCAAGATGCTATCTCTAACACCAATTTAAGTGCTGAAGAGATGTCTGTTATAGCAGGATTGAAACAAGAGTTTGCAAATATAGCAGCCTTGGAAATGGATTCCAATCTACTGAAAACAGAAATCAAGAATTACTTCCCACGTTATTATGATAGTCTTGATGATGCTAATGATATGGTAGCTATAACTAAGCAGAAATATGGCTTATCTACTGAGCTGTCATCTTCACAAAAACGTAAGTATGTTACTATGCAAGAAGCCGAATTGGCTGGACACATACCGGAATTAGATGCGGCTTTGATATACGCTACTAGAGTAACATCTTCTCGTAGAGCTTTAGTTAAGAAGCAGTTCTTTGAAGATCTGGAAGAAGCCTTTGGAGATTTGTATAAGTCTACTACTGGAAAGGATTTGCTGATTAGAAGTCAAAATGATTTAGTCAAGCTAACATCACTTCCCAATGGTAAGAAGTATCTTGATGATATTAAGCTGCTTGGAGAATCTGTATATCCTACTGGCATGAATACTTCAACTAGGGCAGCTTTGAAGTTTATGAGTACCTTAACTGGTATGTTCAGAAAAGGAGCTACAGTAGCTAAACCTTCATTTGGATTCAAGCAGGGAATATCAAATACAATACAGATTATGTTAGAACTTGGCCTTAAAGGTGGAAAGACATTTGATCCTAGAGCCTTGGCAGATGCTAGTCTATTGCTGATGGATTTCTATAGGGGTAAGAAGACCCCAACTCTACCAAAGTACATTTCAAATATGATCAGTAAGAACTTTGGTGGAGAGGGATCTGATGCAGTCCTAGCTAGTAGGGTAGCTCTAGAGAATATTTTAGGAGAGGAGAGATTACTTGATGTAGCGTCAGAGTTCAAAAGAGTAACTGCCTTTGGTCAGACTTATACCGGGGAAGATCTTATCAGAACAGCTAGGGAGAATAATGTTATCAGGGGGACTGACGCTACAGGATCTACATTCAAGAAAAAGATAGAGGAGCAATTACAATATGATCCAAATAATAGATGGTCTGTTACTAAAGAGTTAATTCAATATTGGAAGCATCCTGCCATAGTAGAAGATTATGGGAGAATGGTTTCATATATCAATTTTGTTACTCAAGGTTATTCTCCCAAGCAGGCAGCTAATAAAGTCAATGAGATCCTATTTGACTACAAGAGAGGTCTTACTCACTTTGAACGTAGAGTAAGAGAAGTAATACCCTTCTATACTTTTCCAAGATTTGCTATTCCGTTTGCTTTGAAGAAAGCAATGAACGAGCCTGGAACTGTAGCAGCAGCTAATAAACTAACTGGATTGATGGAGAGACTATTGACTGGAGAGGGTGACAATCTTTCTCCTTCTGAGAGAGCTATACTTGGGGACAGTTATTTGATAGAGCAGCCCTTTATCTATACTGGATTTGATAAAGAAGGCAAAGCAAAATTCAATATCCTAAATAATATGACTCCTCTAGATGCTATATCTCTTATGGTCTATGACAATAAGACTGGAGATTTTGATCCTAAGAGGACAGTAGAGAAGAGTCTACTAGCTGCTTTAACTCCATTTATCAAAGTTCCTTTAGAGACTGCTATAGATAAGAACTTCTTTACAGGTAGAACTGTATCAGAAGGTCAAAGGATTGGAGATTATAGTTTCCTACCTAAATTTGTGAAAGATGCTATAGGGTGGGAGGACAGAGTTAATCTGAGTACAGGTAAGACAGCCACATATGTTAATACGTATCTTGGTTATTCTGTTATGCAGGCTGTTCCTGCTCTTAAACAGTGGTTAAATATTGGTGACTCATCTCAGTCTAGTTTAGATAAAGCTATGCAGTTTGTAGTTGGAGTTGTTCCTAGAGGGATGGATCTAAAGGAGCAAAAGCAGTGGCAGGATCTAGCAAATGTCTCTCACCTAAAAGACATTGTAGATGAGCTAAGGAATGCCAAGATCAGAGGAGCTAATACAGATTATGAGAAATACTTGGAAGAATACAGAAACTTTCTAGAAGTAATTAAAGCCGGTAACAAACTTAAAAATCAGTATCAAGTCAGAGGACTTGGTATACTTGGTCAAAAACAATTGGCAGATAAAGAACGTCTAGATCAGGAGAGTAAATAGTAACCATGTCCCAAGGTCAATTTGCGTTGTTGATGGTTTCAGTCATAGTGGGAATAATAACTATTGTTTCTACTATACTGAAAGTAGGGTGGAACTCTAGGGATAACTTTGCCAAGATAGAGTTAAAAATGGCAGAGGAAAAAGGAGCAGTCTTGGCAGAAATGGCAGCTAATAGGGAAGCATTACTTGCTATGAATAGGAGGATAGAGAGACTAGAGACTAAGATCCTCTAGTCTCTCTAGATTTAAACACTGTTTACAACTTTATACTACATCCTCTTTTGTCAGATACTTTATTGAATTTCTTGACTATTTCTTCTGCTGTCTTTCTACCTATTCTAGTCATGGTCAAATCACAATATGTAATGATGTCAGAGATTTCTTCTGCAAGCTGATCTAAAAATTTCTCTAGTTTCTCCCCATCAAAGGGTTCATCTTCAAGTCTTTTGATCTTCTTAGCAGTATCAAGGAATGTAAGAAGCTTTCCAAGTTCTTGAATAGCTTCTCCAATTTCTCCTCCAGTAGCAGCAGCCCAATCATTTATAGACCACTTAGCTACCCTATGACGGAAGCCTTCTTCACATCTACGTTCATTGACCTTTTGAAAATGATCAAACGTTAAAAAATCTGTCCAAGGATCTTTCATTATATTTCTCCTTTTAATTCATTTAAACACTGTTTAAGAATTTCTATTTGCTTATCAATTTGTTTGATCTTGTTCATCAACAACGACATCATTACCTCAAAAGCAAGTTCATACCTAGATCCATCCATTAAAGAAACGTCTAATGTTCCAAGTAGTTGATCTTCACTAAAATCTTCTGACATTTTCAATATTCTTTCTAGTCTTTCATTCATATCTAATATCTCCTCTTCTAACTTTAATAGCCCTTTCAAGTTGATCAATGAATGTTCTATTGTCTATTGATGTCTGATTGGCTAACAGAACTATCCACCCCCTTACTTGAGCTTCATTCCTTTTCTCCTGATCATTGATAATTCCCTTTGGGGTTTGATGGCCTCCTCTCTGTTGACTTGGTTTATATACTATTCCATCATATTCAATAGCAATCTTTAGTTGTGGAAAGGCATAATCAAATTTCCATCCTCTACTATACATGAATTTATATTCTTTGAGGAGGACTTCTGAATCTTCTCTTTTAAGAAGTCCCTCTAGTCTATCCTTATATGTTTCTTTTATTTCAGTTTGTTTCATGCTGGTACTTTATACTCCCTTCCACATTTCTTGCATCTCATTACTTTGTACTTCTTCCCATTGATAGTAACAAATCTATCACAGTAATCACTATGATTGCATACCTTGTCTATTCTCTTCATCTTTCTTTTTCTCCTTGTTTGGATTAAATGTATTCAACAGATCACAAAAGTTCTGTTGCTTTTCTTTAGTCATAAAAGACATCAAATAATATACCCTTGAGTTTTGAATGCTCATAGGTAATGAAAGTTGATCTACTGGAACAAGATATTTTATCCAATAGATAATGAGTCTTGCAGCTAGTATCATTCCAGCATAAAATTGCCAGTTCTGGCCTTTAGGAATCCATTCTCTAAGTTGTGCTATCTGTTCATCTTCAAGATTAGTTTTATGAAATTCTGCTCCAGCTTTAATAACATTAAGGTCAATATCTTTAGCAGATGGAGGCTGATTTGGATCAACAGTTTCAATAACTCCACAAGCGGGGCATCCTACTAGAAATTTCTCTCTGATCTTACCACATCTAGCACATTGTACGATTTCTAGTTCATTCATTATTCTTCCTCCTCGTAAACAGTGTTTAAATCTACCTTCACTTTTCCATAACATCTTTCTTTGTAGGGACAGAATTTACATTCACTATCTTTGGGAGATGTATGCTCTGCCTTTATTCCATATTTATCTGGATCATCATCTAGAATTGCACTATACACATCATGTAAAGCTGTTAGTCTCCTCTTGATATAATCATCATTCCTCATTATCAATATAGGTTTCATCATCTGAGATGTATGCCTATGCTTGATAAATAAATAGAACCTCTGTATGTGATGGTTTGATATGAAATAACTATGGATTTGTCCATACCAAATATCAGAAATTTCAGATGTTTCTTTTATTTTCTTCCAAGTGTAATCTTTAACAGCCTTACACTCAACTCCAGCTAACATCTCTTTACCAGTCTTTTTACTCTTGACTTCAAGTATTCCATCAAGATGAGCAATTATCTTGAATGATTCTTCAAATCCCTCTAATACCTTATCCCTATTGGGAGCTTTATTATGGGGCATAGTAAAATCAATTGAACTCTTTTCCCCATTTTTAGTATACCTGACATAGACTTGAATCTTTCTTTCATACTCATCTTGATTACCATATCCCATGATATTCATTCCAGAAGCAGCTATGTTCTTGATGATGTTCTCTTCATGGAGATGTCCATCAAGTAGGAAAGCTGCTCTAGCGTCTATATCATCTTCGCTAACTCTACCTTCTAGAGGATCTTCAAATGTTGATCCAGAAGTACAATCCCAATAAGTTTTGAGTTTGCATTGACCTAACTCAGACCCATGAAAGTGTCCCCTGACAGCCCCCTCAGGAACTTCTCTGCATAAAGTGCAAGGAGGTACAGAAGATCTCACATTAGCTCCTATCTTATGCTTATCATAAATCAACCTACTCAGAGGATCTATTGGATTCAATTCTATCTTCATTACCTTCCTCCTTGATAATATACTTTCCATAGATTTCATTCAGTCTTTCATATGCTCTTTCATTTGCTTGTATCTTATTATGGATATCAGACATACAAAACCTAACAGCTTGGAGCATAGATTTGAGATCTTCCCCATCAACTCCAACATTTGTTTTGATAAAAAAGAAAGCTTTTAATTGTTCTATATCAAGTTCAGATAGCATGAATTGATGGTTTGAAGTAGGCTCACTGCTACTCCGTACAATTATTCTCGGACTATTAAATGCCTCTCCATTGAGGTCTATCTGCAATGTCATACCATATTTGTTATGTAATTCTAAGCACGTCATAACCATTTTCCTTTCATTACATAATCCGTAGTAGGACAACCTTTATTCTTTATATATCTTTCGATCATCCTACTACGGATTACCTCAATCATTTCCTTTTGGTTTAAACACTGTTTAAAGGACTTTAGTCCATCTTTAGAAGATTTTCCTTTTAGTTTTAGGAGCGTTAGTGATCACTTCTTTTGCTGGATCTGATTTGGGTACAGCTTTTTCAAAGGTATCCTTTTCTCTGGAGGTTTTAGCAAACTTAGTGTTCTCTGCTGGCGTAACTAAGTTTGATTCTTCAAGATCAAAGTCATCATCAAAAGGGATTTCATCGTCATCCTCTTCAACTTCTACAACCTTCTTAGACTGAACCTTTGCTCTTTCTTCTTTTATGTTTTCTTCATCTTCCCAAGCTTCCTTTTTTTCCTTCTTCCCATTTACTTGCTTAGTCCAAGAATCTTCCTTGATTTCTTTAACTGCGATAGGTTTACCAACAGTCTTCTTAGCAAACTTATCATCATAATTATCATCAAGAGGATTATCACTTGGTTGATCTCCTCCTACCTCATATCCAATCTGATCCATTATAGATTTGATTGTCTTAACAGCCTTAAGCTGATTGATCGTTTCCTGATAAGCAGTAAACCTGACAGCTTCTACATCTCTCAAATTATAAATCTCAAAATCTTCTGGCAATCCCTGTCTCTTGTTCTTATTAGATGCAAGATATGGATTAGCTCCATCTTCACAGAAAACAACTGGACTTGGTTTACCTTTAAAATCTATAGTGTATTGCCTTCTGTTCTTTCCAATTCCCTCACCCTCAACTTGAATAGACATTACTTTTCCAGATTCAGAACTAAGTAGAGCTAAGGGATCTTCTCCCTCAAATGAAGAGTCTTTCTCCATCGCAGAGATGATTTGCTTATTGAAAAATGCTGATTGCTCCAGCACATATAGCCCAGGCTTAGGAGTTTTTTCACTTGGTTTCTCTGGGTAGATTTGAGCAACATAAAACACATTCATTACTACCCTAATCTTAGTTCTCATAGCCTTGTAGACAGGCTCTATATCCTTGACATACTTCTTGATAACTTCAAGAGTAGTACAAACAGGATCTCCATATTTAGCAGCTAGTTTAGCATCTGCTTCTGTAAGAAGTTCTTTCTCTGCTAGATACTCTCTCACTTCTTTATTGTCCATGATGTAATCCCAACACAACCAAGACCTGTAATCTTTTTCATGACCACAATCATGCTGAGTATAGCTCCTGAAATAAGCATCATCTTCAGCAGCTACAATCCTTACAAGATGAATACCTTGGGGGAATTTAAGAAAGTTAAAAGGACTATCATATTCTTTAACTTTCTTTGACCATTCCATCATTTCATCAAAACTCATCTTAGCCATTTTGTTTTCTCCTATTTCATCGAACTAAAGTTCTTAAACACTGTTTACGTTTCATCATCTTCAAAAGCATTATCCTTAATGCTTTCATAGAATTCTTTTTTCGCCTTATTCAAATGCTCATCACATCTGTCTATCATTTCATGTAGCATTGCTATCTTGTCTGGAGTAAATGTCAAGTGTCTATCATTTCTTTTCCCCTTTATAGTTACAAGCCCTAGTGTCCATAAGCATCGTCTTTTGAGATGCCAATAGTATCTTGTGAATCCCTTGTCATCAGGCATCCATTCAGGATAATACCTATGCTTCTGAGAATATTTAGGCTTTCCTGCCCTGTCTCCTGCCTGTTTGCCTTTCTTTACTTTGTTCCTTGCTCGCTTGGTATCCATAAAGATTTTCTAAACCTTCAAGAGTAATTGGAGATCTGTCAGCATGAAATATTTTGTGGTCTTCTTTGGAATAGTACCAAAAATAACCCCCAATATAGTCTATCCACTTATTATATATGGCTTCTAATACATAACTTTCTAGTTTTGCTCCATAGCAGTGCATACTTAAAGATCCTTCACCACCACCACAAACTTCACATGAACTTAGACCTCCTGAACATATGAAGCAATCATCTTTTTTACATTCATGAAGGGTATGTTCTAACATTATCTCCACCTTTCCATATATTCTGTTTTAAATTCTAAAGGCACAGTTAATTGAAAGTCAAAGATAGCTTTTACATATTCTAAAATATCTTCAGTCATTATCCTTTCAAAGTCTTTCTTTATCTTTTCCATCTTACTCTCTCCATAGATCTTAACTTCGCATAGGATAGAATCGTGAACGCTGAGTAAGATGTGAGCATCAAGTTTGTTCTCATCAAAGTATCTGTCTAGTAGGATCATTCCTATTATGGGGAACCATCCTGATGCGGTAGACTGTATGATGAAGTTAATACCCTTGAGGATACTGCCCCATGAGTCGTCAGGTAGCCTTCGGAGTTGACCGAAAGGCATCCTAACGTACTGATACTTCTTGATAAAGTTTGCAACTTCCTTTTTCCATCTGACGATATTAGGAAAGAGCTTCTTCTTTTCATAATAAATATCTTCACACTGCTTTCTTGTCCAGTAGATTCCATGCTTAACGAGTTCATTTTGTAATTTGTCAATGCCTGCTCCATAGACTTCTCCAAAGTTGAAGTTCTTAACTCCAACTCTAAGATTCTTGATTGATAAATGTTCGGGATGATCTGCATTAAGATATATCTCCAGAGCTTCATCATAGTTCCATCCTTTCAGTTGACACATAGTAGCTGTATGCACATCTAAACACTGTTTAAACATCTCAATCATCGCTGTTTCCCCTGCAAAATGAGCAAGGAATCTCATCTCTACTGCTGACCAGTCTCCCTCTAAAAATGTATAGCCTGGACGTGGAACATATACTCCTCTGAACTCAGCCCCCCTCTTTTGCTGCTGCATATTAGGGCCAAGCGTATTTCCATCTTCATCTCTAGTACCACTGCTAGTTAATCTACCAGTATCAGTAGCTCCCAAGTTAAAATTTGTATGGATACAACCATCTGGTCTGACCCAATAGGGAAGCTTAGTATAGTACTTATTATTCATTGTCTTAAGCTTATTGTACTCTATCAAAGTATCAATGAACTTGACATCTATATCATCTCCATCACATTGTTCTTGCCTAATTCTAATTATGCTTTCATAATCTGTACTGCCATGAGCCTTACCAATTTTAAAAGCTTCAAACTTAAACTTCCCATATAAAACTTTAGATAACTGTTGTGGACTATCAGGATTGAATGTAGATTGAGCTAGATCTTTCAACTTAAGTCTCATCTTTATCATTTTATCATATAATTTCATTTGCTGTTGCTGTCCATACATAAGATCTACATTTATTCCTCTAACCATCATCTTAGTCAGTACAGGTATTGCTTCACAGGCTATACCCATTATCTTAGTTAATCCTTGTTCCTCTAAAGCTGGATCAAACACATCCCTTTTGAGTATTACACAAGCTCTGGCATCATTTCCATTGTAGACCGTTAAATCTTCATATGGTATTTGAGAGATCTTCCTTCCTTCATATATACTCTTATGATCTCCAGTATCAATACCATATTTGATGATCAGATCTTTTAGCTTGGTAAACTTCCTTTCTTCATCCAAGAAATACTCTGCTAGCATTATGTCATAAGCCAGACACCTTATAGTCCATCCATATTTGACAGCCATAAACTTTAAATCAAACATTATGTTATGACCTATGACCATACAATTTGGAGACTCTACTACTTGCTTAATCAGATTTAAACACTGTTTAAACTTTGCCTTGTGAAGATAGAAAACCTGTGTATAGCCACTAATAGATAGACATACTACTTCTGACATAGGATCATAAGGATCTATGCTATCATTAGTTTCTATATCGAAGCCTACTGCTTCACCTTCTACATCTTCAAAGGTCAGTTCCTTCAGATGATGAAAGTTCTCCGGTATCTCCAGTTGCGCTTGAAACTTCAGTGGGAGAGTTTCCTGTTTCATAGTCTACATACTCCATCGTTTGCTTATCACTTAGCCAAATACATTTTGGTTCACTTCTCAAATAGATCCATCTATCAAATGATTTTGCATAGAAATGATAGTTGTTACAATTATCACAATCAACTATCATATAGACTTCACTTGCAACTTGTTTAATTATCTTTTTCATCTTCCTCTCCCCATAATGTTCTAAACTTATCATCTGCTATACCACTCAACTTGGTAGGTACTAGCTTCTGATGTGGATAGTCTACCTTGTACAGAGTATGTCCAGTCTTACCTCTAGTATTCTTCCTGATCTCACAGGATACTATATCATTGTCTGTCTTATCTAGGATCATAGCTCCCTGTGCATGGTATTCTATGGCAGCAGTGCCACTAAATTTGTTACCATTAAGACTCTCTCTGCTGATACCTACAACAGTCATGCCATCAGTTACTCCCATATCAGATAGATCATCCATCAAATGTTCTAAACCTACTCTCTGATCAGGATGATTATTAGGAACCCTCTGAAGATAATCAATAACCATATGAGTGTAATACTTCTTGCAGTGTTTAAGTTCAGATGGAGTAAGCTTAGTCATTACCTTGACTCTCTTTAAACACTGTTTAAGCTTCTCCTCTGCTTCTCTTTCATCATTAAGGAGATGGGGCATAGCTTCTATCTCTGCCCAACTAAATGCATCTGTATATCTAGATGCTAGCCTAGCTACTATCTGATCCTCTGGTAGATCATAGTTAACATAGAGAACTGATCCTCCTTGTTCTTGGAAGTTATCTGTAAAGCTGATTCCTGCTGTGGTCTTACCTACTCCAGGTGGGCCAGTCAATACATACAGACCTTGAGTAAACCTGATGAATGGTATATCAGTCTTATAGAAATGCAAAGGATCTCTCTTCTTGAACCTGTCCACATAAGTATCATCAAAGGTCTTATACCTTCTAACCTTGAAATCTATCCAGTTTCTAAACTCTTCTAGCTCTTTATGAATGAGATAACCTACATCCACCTTGCCGCTAGGTTTAAGATTGAATCCATTGGGTAGCTCAAAGTTAATAGGAGTGGCTCCATATTCCATTAGCTTAGCTTCTGCTTGCTTAGATCCCCTATATCCTGCGAAGTCTCTATCAAATAACATAAAGACTGTCTTACCTCTTAACAGGTAAGCCTGCTCATCTGATATCTCTGCTCCAAAAGATGTAGTTACGTTTGGTCTGATGAAGTATTTGAACATTGCCCAATCAGTTAATCCTTCTACTAGAAACCATTCATCATAGTGATCTATGATCTCATCATTCATCAACCCTTTGTTACCACCTACATTTATAAACCTTGGTCTATTGTCTTTAGCTAGGTTTCGATAGACCTCCCTCCCGTTTCCATACTTAAAGCCTAGATAATATTCATCAGTTACAAATCCTCCAAGTGCATCAAGCATTTCAGATGTAATACCTTTATCTCTAGCAAGATCCTCTAGAAGTTCAAGAGGATTTAAACAGTGTTTAATATCTACTCCAAAATCCCCCACATCATACACTTCATCCTCTATGTAAACTTCATTTCTCAAGTTCTTGTCTCCTTCTTTGAAGAGTCTGTTAGCTCCACATCCAAGACAGTGTAACCACTCACTGCCATCTGGCCTAGTAAAGATAGCTGCACTAGCATGTTTATCCTTATGGTCTGGACATCTAATCGTTTTCTTATTCATTTCATTTTATTCTCCTTGTTATTTCATTTAAACACTGTTTAAGATTCTCCCATAGCTTGAGTGGGAAGTAAGTTCCTTTGTCTGTCTTCTTAGGAATACCATTGTTGATCTCATATATCCTAATGTCCACATACTTCTTCTTGTCTACCTTGTTATAAAGTACCCTAATAATTAGGAATTCATTATCTCTATAACCTTCAAGGTGTAGAGGAGTTGACCTTTCGATCAACTCCCATACCGTTTTCTTAGACATCCCCCTTTTAACTGATACTGCCTTACTTGCCAGTTTGCAGAGAGAATGCCAGTCTTCAAGTAGTTGTTTTACAAAAGGATTGCCATCGTAATGTCTGAGCAAGTGCCTTTTGAATGTATACCAATTTTCCTTCGACCTTAGTTTTCTGAGTATTTTGATGAAAGTCTTCTTCTGTTGGATTTTCATCACAGGCTAACTTGTCAAAGTCTCCAATGATCTTATCAACAGAAGGTGGGTTCTCCTTTCTTTTCCAATTATGTCTCGGTGTTACTCTTTCTATGTTGTCTATCTCTTCCCAGTTCATATTATCTCCTTTAATTATTTTGAGATAAAGGCAATTATGCTAATTAATATAGCCAAGATAAATGCCCACAATAACCAAAAGTTAGGATCTTTCTTTTTCACTTTATTCTCTTTCTTAAACACTGTTTAAATTTGACATAAGGTAAATGTTGTGGTAGTATATAGTTACACTTGGGTTCCATATATACTATCAACGCAAAACATATATGACCTCAGCCCTTTACCTCTCCTTCTAAGTTTACTTCATCTCCGTTGATTTCAATTCCTACTTCTTTTAAACACTGCTTAAGCGCCTTTATTTGTCTTTTTAGTGCTTCGATTTGTTTCTGAGAATTATTTACATCAGCATTTATTTCTAATGTATCTCCATAAACACTGTTTACATCTTCTGGCATATCAATCTCCTCTAGGTGAAGTGTATTGAGTATATCTACAACCGTTCATATCACTATAATCAGTTGAGATGGGAATTTCTAAATATTCATGTCTTTTGAGAGTCATCTCACAATATTCTTTGACCATAGTATCTACTCTGAAATCAGACTCATTATAGATACCGGCTTTGAGTCCACTAAGAATCCTCTTGCTTATCAATGAGGCAATTTTATGCTGTTGCTCCATTGTTAAACTCTGATAAATATCTTTCCAATCTTTAGTAACTTCTATTTGAGTTTTTCTAAGTAGCTTTCCTATATTACCTTGACAGAATGGGCAAAAGAAATCACTAGCTCTGTTTTGAACACATACTACACAATACATAGTCTGGATCTCCTCTCATTGGCAATCCGAACAGTGTCATTTAAACAGAGTTTAAATTGTCCTCTTCTGTGTTGAATCAATACAAGGCAGGAAGTAGGCTGATTGATGGAGTTGAGATCTGGATACTTGTCCCCATATTCATCAACCAATATCCATCTGGCTTCTTGTAGGCTTATGGGGAATTCCCCATTGTAGGTCTTATATTCTAATTCCGCTGCTCGTTTGAGCATTGGATTTTTCATTACTGTAAGTGGCAGAACTTGGCGTGTAACTAGGCATCTGATGTATTGGCTATCTTTTTCACTACCTAAAACTTCTAGTCTTTTGATTTCTCCATGTTGATATTTTCTAAGGTAAATTGAGTATTGCTTTTCAGTCAGGTATTCAACTACTTCTGTCAACCTTCCTTTGCAATATTTCCGAACGTACTCTGGCACATTATAGAGGGAATGATTTGTGTCCATATTATCTCACTTGGTACATTTAAGTAAAACTTTCTCCTTGTTAATCCCAGACCGTAAACAGTGTTTAAATGGGGATTCAAACCTGAAAAAACGGCCATACTTTCAACGCTCGATAATTGTATCACATTAAAATGGTCTTGTCAAGTATAAAGTGTTGTAAACAAAGGGCTTACAGATCATTAAAATTCACCGCCCTTTTGAGTCTTATAAAACCATATATGATCTGTCTGTTTCTAAAACATACCTACTAAAGATTTAGTTTAAACAGTGTTTATGTCTATTGTAAATTGGTCAGACCAAGTAATCATCTGACTATGTATCCGAATTGGTCAGACCAATTAACCTTCGCCACAATTGATCGTAGTTAGCTTTTTATTTTCTGTCCATATGTAGGTATAGG